GCCTGGGAGTGGCCAAAGGTCAATTCTGGGTATTTCGCGCCGACCTATGCGCAGATCCGGGATATTTTTTACCCGACGATCGAGGAAGTAGCTGAGCAGTGGGGGCTGACCACTGACATTCACGAGTCGAACAAGGAAGTTCACCTGTTTTCCGGCGGCCAGTACCGCAGCACGATTCTGTGCCGGTCGATGGAAAAGCCGGGCGATATCGTCGGCTTCAAGATCGGCAAGGCGCTGATTGACGAGTTGGACGTGATGAAAGCGCACAAGGCGGCGATTGCCTGGCGCAAGATCATCGCCCGTATGCGTTACAACGTAGATGGCCTGAAAAACGGCATTGATGTGACAACGACGCCCGAGGGCTTCAAGTTCGTCTATCAGCAGTTCGTCAAGGCGATTCGTGAAAAGCCTGAGCTTTCGGCGCTGTATGGGTTGGTCCAGGCCAGCACCTACGACAACGCCAAGAACCTGCCGGACGATTACATTCCGTCGCTTCGAGCGAGCTATCCGCCACAGCTGATCGAGGCGTATATCCGCGGTCAGTTCACCAACCTGGCCAGCGGCAGCGTCTATCCGAACTTCGACCGGGTGCTGAACCATACGCCGGAGCGCATCGGGGAAGGCGAGGCGCTGCATATTGGGATGGACTTCAACGTCCTGAACATGACGGCGGAAATTAGCGTGATCCGCGATGGCTTGCCGCTGACTCTGGCTGAGCTAACTAAGGTGCGTGATACGCCAACTATGGCAAAGATGCTGAAAGAACGCTTTAAGGATAAGGGCCACGCGGTCACGATCTACCCGGATGCGAGCGGCGGCAACACCAGCAGCAAGAACGCGAGCGAGTCTGATCTGAGCATTCTGAGGCAGGCCGGCTTCACGATAAGCGTCGATCCGTCAAACCCTGCAGTGAAAGACAGGGTGAATTCGGTCAACGCGATGATTTTGAACGATACGGGCGCCAGGCGCTGGAAAGTGAATACCGATGCCTGCCCGGTTCTGACGGAATCACTTGAACAGCAGGCATACGACAACAACGGCGAGCCGGATAAATCGACTGGCCATGATCACGCAACCGATGCGGGCGGCTACTTCATTGTGAAGCGCTGGCCGATCATAAAACGTACCGCCAGCGTCGAAGCGCTGCGCATGTAAAAGGACAGTAAATGAGCGATGTGGCAAAACAATCCAGTGCCGTTGCAGAGATGCAGTCGGACTGGGAGCTTGCTCGCGCATTGCTGGGCGGTACAAAGGCCATGCGCGCCGCGGGCGAGAAGTACCTGACCAAGTGGCCGAACGAAGACGCCGAGGCTTACAAGTGCCGGTTGGCCAGCGCAGTCCTGTTCCCGGCGTACAGTCGCACGGTACAGACTCTCGCCGGCAAGCCGTTTTCCAAGCCGCTGACGATTGGCGATGATACGCCGCCGCAGATTGTCGAGTGGATGGCAGACGCCGACCAGCAGGGCCGCAACTTGCACAGCTTCGCCGCTGACATCATGGAAATGGCCCTTGGCTATGGCTTCGGCGGTATCCTGACGGAATACCCGCGCGCCGAAGGCGTCCGTACTGTTGCCGATGAGCGTGCCGCCGGCCTGAGGCCGTACCTTGTGCAAATCTTCCCGTGGCAGGTGCTCGGCTGGAAGGTTCGCCGCATCAACGGCAAAGAAGTCCTGATGCAATTGCGCCTGCTGGAGTCCGTGACCGAGGATGACGGCGATTTTGGCGAGAAGAATATTGAGCAGGTGCGCGTGCTGATTCCGGGCGCCTGGGCGACCTATCGCAGCAACGATAAAGGCGTGTGGGCGCTGCACGATCAGGGCATCACGTCCATCAGCTTCATTCCGTTCGTGCCTGTCTATGGCCATCGTACCGGTTTCATGACCGGCAAGCCGCCGTTGATCGAACTGGCGCATATGAACGTGAAGCACTGGAACAGCCAAAGCGACCAGGACACGATTCTTCACGTTGCGCGGGTGCCGATCCTGTTCCTGAAGTGCTTCCCTGATACATTTACTTTGACGGTCGGCGGTGGCGCCGCAATCAAGGCAGACTCACCAGAAGCTGACGGCAAGTTTATCGAGCATACCGGCGCCGCCATCGAGGCCGGCAAGGTCTCGCTGGATGATCTGAAAGAGGAAATGCGCCAGGCCGGCGCCGAGCTACTGGTAATCAAGCCTGGAACGGTTACGGCGACTCAGCACAGCAACGAGAACGCGGTCGGCATGTGCGCGCTGCAGCGGATCACAAATGACTTGAAAGACGCTCTTGACCTGGCACTGCAATACTGTGCTGAGTGGGTCGGCTTGCCTGACGGTGGATCCGTGACGCTCTTTACCGACTTCGGTAGCGCAACCTTGGCCGAGGCAAGCGCGGAACTGCTGCTTAAGGTTACGCAGGCCGGCAAGATGTCAGATGAATCGCTTCACACCGAGTTGCAGCGGCGCGGTATCCGCTCACCGGATGTGGACTGGCCTACCGAGAAAGAGCGCATCGAAGCGCAAGGACCGGCGCTTGGCACGCTGACGAATGGCGACGACTAACGAGCGCCTGGCCGATGAAGCGGTTCGGCATGCCATTTATTTCGACCGGTACAGCAATGGCGTAGTGCGCCGGTTGATCGCGCTGCTGAATCGGGTTGATAGCGATTTATTCGCCCAGCTGAACGAAGCACTGGAAAATCTTCCGGCCGAGTCTTTCACGGTCGAGCGGCTGGAACAGTTGCTTGGCTCAGTCCGGGCGCTGAACAGGCAGGCGTATGACGCGATGCAGCGCGAGCTAACCGGCGAACTGCGCAACCTGGTGGAGTATGAGGCTGGCTACCAGCATCAGCTATTCACTAGCGCAATACCGGCAGAGGTTGTTGCGCAGGTTGAGATTGCGACGGTGAGTGTCGATCAGGTCTATTCTGCGGCGGTTTCCCGACCATTCCAGGGGCGTTTGCTGTCCGAGTGGTCGCAAGGTATCGAATCCGGTCGCATGACCAGGATCCGCGACGAGATCCGCATGGGCTACGTCGAGGGGCAAACGACCAGCCAGATCGTCCAGCGCATCCGCGGCACCCGGGCGCGCGGTTACAGTGACAGCATCATTGAGATCGACCGCCGCCATGCAGAAAGCGTGGTTCGGACGGCCTTGAGCCATACCGCAGGATTTACGCGGGATCGGTTCTATTCCGAGAACGGTGACCTGATCAAGGCGGTAACCTGGGGCGCCACGCTGGACAGCAGGACTAGCGAAACCTGCCGGATCCGGGATGGAAAACGGTATGCGAACGATACGCACAAGCCGATCGGGCATCAATTGCCGTGGCTGGGTGGGCCTGGTCGCGCTCATTGGGGCTGCAGGTCTGTTTCGGTTCCTGTCATGAAGTCTTACCGCGAACTCGGGCTGGATATCGAGGAATTCACGCCGTCGACCCGGGCAAGCATGGATGGGCAGGTGCCGGCGGATATGACCTACGGCGAATGGCTCAAGAAGCAGAGCGCCACACGCCAAGACGATATCTTGGGGGCAACACGCGGCAAGCTGTTCCGGGATGGCGGATTGCCGATCGAGCGCTTTGCGACGGATAAAGGCAAGTGGTTGACGCTAGATGAACTACGCCAAATGGATGTCGAGGCGTTCAAAAGGGCGAGATTATGAAGAATTCGAAGCGAGGCATACATTTCAAGTTCGGCCCGGTAGAGTTTACTAAGATCGGCGCGATCTGGATATTGAACATTTTTAAACTGAGTGCCTGCGGAATTGGTCGCCAGTGGAGAATCGGCTGATTTGTGGGATAAAATGCCGGAATGGCAAAATTTACCGTCATTCCTGGCACTCCGCCGCCTGATACGCCGAAGCAGCGCGTGATCAACCGGCTGAAAGCAATTGAGAGGCCTCCCGAGATTCTGGAGTGCCCGCGCTGCGCCGGCCGGGAAGTGCTGGAACTAAGGTCCGGCGTGACGCATAAGGATGGCAAGATCAGCGGCGGCATCAAGACGGTAGTTTGCGCTACCTGCTTCCTTAAGGGTGAAAGGGTGGTGCTGGCATGAATATATACAGCATCAATTGGGACCAAGGAGGCTACGGGCTATCGGCTGTAGTCATTGCTAACACCGAAGATGAAGCTGTTTCGTTGCTTGACCTCGATGACGAGTATGAAACAGATGTTGAGGCAGATTTGATTGGCAAAAGTACGAATAGCAGTGAAACGCCTCGCGTTGTAGTCAGAGAATCTCTATAAGTGACCATTAACACCTAATTCCAAAGCTCGCTCCGGCGGGCTTTTTGTTTTCCAAGCCGTTCCTTCGCAAGAGGGCGCGGCTTTTTTCATGCCTGTCGCACGGATGTGCAGGGCGCAACGGGCCGGATGGCTCACCGCTATAGCCCGGATGGGCAGAAAGAGAAAGCACCATGAAGCTCAAACTCGATGCAAACGGTAACGTGGTAGTTCAGGACGGCAAACCGGTCTACGTGAAAGACGATGGCAGTGAAATCGCCTTTGACGTGGCAGGCACTACCGCGACCATCTCCCGGCTCAATGCTGAGGCCAAAACGCACCGTGAGGCCAAGGAAGCCCT